GCGATGTAAAGCTTGTCATCGATCGCGCGAAGTTGTGGGAGCCAATTCTCAACGACCTGCTTGAACGCCTTGGGATTGTTATCCGAAAGCTCCTTCATCAGGAGTTGAGGATTGCCTTGGACCAAAGAACCTTCGAGGAGGTCGTAATTTTCAGCCTTCTGAGCACCAAGGGCTGCATCTTCAGGACTGGGATAAACTTTAGAAAATTCACCATCCCTGAAGAATGAAGTCTTGAGATCCGGGAACTTCTTGAAGATACCGGGGAAAGCTTTCTTAACGTCCCGGATGGAGGTTCGATGACCTGCGACTACCTCTTCCTCTTCGGATTCTTTTTCGTCATCATCTTCTTCTTCATCGGAATCTCGCTCTCGGGATTCCTCATCTTCCTCATCTTCTTCTGTGAAGCGTTTCTCTTCTTCATCGCCTTCTCCAGTATCTTCCGGACTTTCTTCATCACTTTCTTCCGGAGTCTCGTCGCCTTCTTTCTCTCCTTTAGCTCCAGTTTCCTCTGCGTTAAGGACTGCCATGTCTTGCGCGAAGTCATCCGCACCATCACCGGCTCCTGGAGCGTCATCTGGGGAGAAGAGAAGGAAAATTTTACGGAACATATCTCACCTAGCTCTTTCGGATAGTTACTACAGATGCTCCGGTTGGGCACCGGATAAAGGAGTTCGGAAGCTGACCCGCTACTACGGCAGTCCACGGTCCTGTAGCAGTTGGACCGCTTTCGAGTGCCACCGTGGAATAGATGACCCCGGCAGCGGTAGGAATTGCGTAGGCGACGTTCTGAACCATCGTCACGGGGACGCCAAATGGAATCTGTTCGACAGGCATTACTTCTTCTCCTTAGGAGGAGGTTGATTATCCTGACCTTGCTGATCCTGCTGATCCTGAGCCTGCGCGTTCATCGCAGCGAATTTCTGGTGCGCCTGCATATGGAGCAGAACATTGAGATACGCCCCAGGATTCTCCTTCTTGTATTGCAATCCTACCTCAGAGCGGAGCCAGGCTTGACAGGTGACCATCTCTACTTCGTGATCATCAAGAGTCGGCTCGATACGCACGGAGGATTCCAAAGCCGGTTCAGGACCAAATGGAGAAGGTCCACCAGGAGCCTCGTTAGGAGCGTGCTGATTCGGACCCTCTTGCGGACCTGGAGATGGAGGACCGGGAGGAGGCATAGGTGGTCCTTGCTGAGGAGGTCCGGGAGGAGGTCCCATCATAGGAGGAGGTCCGGGAGGAGGCATTCCACCCTGCATATCTGGAGGAGGTCCCTCTTGAGGTCCAGGAGGAGGAATCGAAATCGGTTCCTGAGTAATCATCTCCCCGATTTCGATAAGCTGTTTATTCCGGCTATCATCACCAGGAATGAAAAGTTCTGGAACACCGATTATAAGTGCGATTAGTCCGGCATTCTCTGGGTGACGAAGGACAGCCATCACATCTTCGTTTCCACCTTGGAACAGATTCAGGATCATATCCCTCTTCTGTGCCCAGGAGATCGGGAAGCTTTCGTTTACGTCAGGCTCGATCTCACCAACCTTTCCAGTCAGATGAATCTTACGAATCCAAACATTGATATAAACGCTTCCTCTCTTTTCTACGTATTTCTCATCCTGGAGCATATTGATGGCGAAGCTTCGGACAGCTTTCGCAAGCATCTTTGCCCACCAAACCTTGACGATTTTCCAGGTAATTTGTAGTCTTTGTAGAGCCTGTGAGCGGGACATCTCGTATTCCCGTGCAGTCCCTGAACCACCTTGAATCGAGCCTCCAAAAACTGTTGGAAGTGCTCCCGAGACAAACTGCCCAACCCTCTCCAAACGATTAAGGAATTTATCAATCTCCTGTGAGATGCTGGAGGTTTTCGCCTCGAAGAACCCCTCACCCAAGGATCTACCAGATGGAGCTTTTGCTGGAGAAACTTGACCAGGTCGCGCTTCTGACTTACCGTAAGAGTCGAAATCAAGGACGTCGGGATCGGCGTAGAGTTCAGGAATACCAAACTCAATTCCTTCGAGCGTGAGATTCCAGCCTTCATTGGTCATGTCCTGAATTGGAATAACAGCCGCTCCGGTAGATTCGGCGTGAAGAGACTCGGCAAGAGGATGTTCTGTAAGAGTCCAATGGTCCTGGAGAATGTCGGGAATGCCCTCGACGACAAGGTCACGATTTATGATGACACAATAGCATCCGTTGGGGTAAAGGGATCGAAGTTCATCGATATCATCTTTTCGATTCTTTACTCCAAGGACGTTGAAAGCCCATGGTTGAAGCCAGACTCTCCGAGTAGTGCAAAGATCAGTAGCTACGTCGCCTCGATACATTATGTTCGTTCGCATGGAACGATCGAACGTATCGATGTCAATTACCGGCTGAATTTTCTCCGCGATTTCAGGGTAAATGTCTTGGAGCTTGGCGTAATGCTCCTCAGTTTCGAGAATGAGGTATGGTAAATCTTCTACGCGCGTCGCCCAGGGAGAAATCTTGACATTGAGAGGACCATAAACTTCAAGGCACTCGCGATTCTTCGGAGTCGTTTCGTAACCAACGATCCGAGGAACAAGCTCCTCAAAATCATCTGACTCAGGAAGGTTCTCATATCCACACTGTGGGCACCTCTGCACCCCAACTGGTTGCTGATTCATGGGAGGCATGGATGGCGGTGGCGCACCGGGAGTGTTGCCCATCTCGCCAGGACCAGCGGGGACAGGAAGATTCTCAGGAGCGGGTTCTTCAGAACCGAAAGATTCAGCATTGAGGGGTTCTTCTTTTTGGTCGATAGGAGGAGGCTGAGGAGGAAGCTGACCGATCGGCATGGAGGAAACTTCGGAGGAGCCTAGAGAATATCCGCAGTTCGCACAGTAGAACTCTCGGGTGACTACGTTGTGATCCGCTACGACGGGATTCTCGTAGACCCCGAATTTCGCGGAAGCTCTATTCTCGTTGTAACCAAAGACTACACCCTGGTTATACAGAATGTAGAGGGATTTCATGAAGAGAAGCTCGGCAAAGTTGTGCTTCTGAACGAGCATCCCAATCTTCGTGTATGCCTTGGAGGTAGAGATGTCGTCAGGATTCTCGGCGTCGTCAGGGACGAAAGGAACGGTAGGAAGGGCTGCGGACATCGCAGCGATGATTACCTCTCCGTAAGCTCGGTAGATGTTTATGATTTTGGCGTAGAGAGCCGGGTCTATATCAGATTGCGGATCTTCCTCTTTAATCTGCTCGGGAGTTCTCCAATCGAAAGCGAACTCGGACCACCAGATGTATTGGATGTTGTCCCAATAACACATCTGTTTCCGCCACTTTTTGATGAGCCGGTCTCGATTGAAACGATCATGCTGCTCCAAATGCTCGATAATATCGGCAAGATTCTTGGCGACATCGGAGTCGCAGAAATGTTCCTTCTCATCCGGCCCGGTAGGGAGCTCGGGAGGGAGGAGGTCAGGAGAATTGTTAGGAGCCAGTGGCTCAAGAGTTGTTGGAGGAAACATCGTTTAGTTCCGCCATATCTTTATCGAAATCATCCTCTGGCTTAGGATTAGAATCAGGATGCTCAGCTTTCTCTCTACGAACCTCCTGAGGTTGCTCTCTCAATTCGATTTGTTTCTTCCAATACTTCTCTCTCGAATCGGCTTCGAGTTTGGCAGCCTGTTGAGACCATGGGAGCACGGTCTTCTTTATCGGTTTATACTCTTTCCCAGATTCAGCTCTGGATTCCGAGAGAGCCAAACCGACACGCCGGAGGAGCATTTCTCGAAGGTTTTTATCCTCATTTTCTAGGTAGCTAATTCGTTCGCGCAACGAACGATTCTCCTGAATGAGGTAATCGATAAAAGGAGAACTAGGCTCTGAAACGTTGAGCTCTGGTTCTGGCGCGCGTTCGATAGACTGAATGACTCTTCCCCAGAAACTTCTTCTCATAATGATACATTCGACGATGAAATTCGTTATAATCGTTGGTTTCTGCTAATTTCTCTAGAATACCACCGAGAGCGACTTGCTTTTCGTGCTTGGTCTTGCTCTCCCGAACGTATCGATTGTAAGCCTTAATGAGGTAACGACCACCATCGTAGGGGTCATCACCATCAAAATCGGCTACGTCCTCTGTATTCTTCCCATCCCTCTGCTCGTAAATGCACGCTGGGATGGCTTCCCTGAAATACTCACAAGAGCGGCAGACCTGGAGCTTGGGGAGATTTCTCTCCGGTTCTTCAGGCTGGAACATCTTGAGGTATTCATCGTAGATTCCTGGACCCTGCATTCGGAGGATTCTTTGAGCAGTTTCCTCGTTGAATCCTTCAGCAGGGATGTAGCGAGGAGGTCGTGGCTTCCAACGCAACATTTCGTGCATCAGAAGCTTGCCTCCTAATCTATCGTTATCTGCTGGGTCCCATCTGATGCCAGTCGCCTCGGTAATCTGCTGTTCGAGCGTCTTGGCCTCTCCACGCTTTCCCCATGCAGAAGGGTCTAGAGTAGCACAGCCAAGATTAGGCAGCTCAAACTGAGAAATGCGTCGGACGTCAGCGCCCCACTCTTCGATACTAGTTTTCTCACGCGCGTATTCACGATATAGAAAGAGCCGACCGTCCGGTGCCACAGCACCCCACCCGACCCACGTCTTAGCCGTATAGCCCCAGTCAGCTGAAATGATTCGAGGCCACCAGTAAGGTGGCTCGAAATCTGGAATAACGTGACACGCGTTCCCAGGTTCGCCGTGGAATGCCGCCCCGATGAACGGGTCGCGCCACTCGTTGAAGACTTGCCCCGAGAATACCCACCAATCTCCGTCGATTTTTGCACGCTGTTCAGCCTCTGGGAGAATCCGGAGTCTGTTAAGATATCCGGGGTCCTTCTTCATCAGGAAGGGATTGTCGGTAAGACGCGCCCTGACGAAGAACCTGTATGTTTGTGTAAAGGAATCGAAAAGTCTAGCTCCACCCTCCGGCGCGGGTGCTACAAATCGAGTTCGGACCCAAACATGGCCGCGATTTCCCGGATTACTCGCACTCCGAATAAGAGGAGGAACCCCAGAAATAGTAGAACGAACACGAGAAGTAATGTATCGGTAAACAAATTCGATAAATGCTGTTAGCTCATCGAAACCGACGTAATGATACTCGGCTGTATCATGCTCGCGCGCGTCTTTCTCAGTATCAAGATATGAAAGGCGAATTCGTGCCCCAGAAGGAAAAGTCCAAAAATGCTTGGTATCGTTATAAGTAGCACCAAGATGCTTATAAAATCCGTGACTTCTCGGGATAAGAGATTCTTCGAGTTGAGGAAAAGTCTGACGAAACAGAACGCCGTGAAAACCAGGGTGCTCGTGGAATCCATATAGAATCGGGAGCATCAGGAGGAGTTCACTCTTACCTCCCCCTGCCGCACCTCCGTAAAGAGCCTCGAAGATGGAGAACGGGAGCCTGATAAACTCGATTTGCTTTTTATGAGGCTCCCATATCTTGTCTAAGGGGCTCGAGACTTGAATCATCTACTTGAACGTTGGAGGAGTGGGTTTCGGAGCCGGGAGTTGAGTAGGCTTTCCTCTACCCTCTGCCCTCTTCTTCGCTGCATCCTCGCGCTTCTTCCTGGCAATTTCGTCTCGCTTCTTTCGGTCCTCTGCTTGGCGCTTCCTGAAGTCCTCGTCACTCTCCCCTTCCTTCCTGGACAGGGCAACTGGGGGCTCCTCGGGAGCTTCAGCGGCGGCCTTTCGCCTCTCTTCCCCGATTCGAGCGGCCCGGTATTCGAGAACGTCGGGAAAGTGCTCGGGAGGAACGGTGAAGAGAAGGGCCGTGAGGATCACCTGAGAGCAGATGATGAAATCCTCTTCGAGAATCCAATCCTCAGGAGGGTCGTCGGGATTCGTTGGTCCGGTGACTCGGCAAACGAGGTCGCCTGGGAAAACCTTGATCAATCCCCGGCGAGTCTCGTATTGAATGGGACCAACCCCGCGATGCCGTGTGATTCCGTTCGGGACGAAAGCTCCTTCGAGAGCCGCCATAGCCGCGTTGGAAGCTTGCTCCTCAGCCTTGGCATCTTCGAGATCCTGGGCCTGAGCCAACTTCTCCGCTTCGTTCGCAGCATCGATCTCTTCCTGAGTCATGGTCTGAGTCGGTGCCGGAGGAGGCGGAACATTCAACGGAGAACTCCGGGTGGGAGGAAGAGGGACGTGAGGAGGAGAAGTCGGAGGCAAGGTCTTTGTTCCTAGTTCAGCCATTTCTTTTCCTATCCTTTCTTCTTGGAAAACATCTTTCTTTTCGCTGGAGGAGTTTTGTCGACGAATTCACGCGCCACACCTTTGGGAACCTTTGAGGAGGAACCGTGGAGCGCGGCTTGCATGAGACGATATTGAGAACCGGAAACGGCAGCCATTACCTTCTCCTAGCTCTTAAACTTGGAAGAGGAAGAGTATAAACAGGTTCTCCCGCTTCCGTGCCTGTCCGCTTCAAACCACCCTCGTATGGAAGATTTATATCTGGTCGACGAGTCGGTCCTTCGGCAAGAGGAAGATCAGGAACATTTTCGTTTATGTCCTCTAGATAGGGAGTATTAGTGCTTTTAGCTCCCAATCGTGCCATCAATCGAGGAACCCCAGATTCATGAGAATAGCCGCGCGCGTGAGCTGACTCGTGAGCTAATGTTTGAGGACGGAATTCATCGTCACCCTGCATTCGAGGACGAATGTAGACTGATTTATTTTCGTCATCCCATTGCCCCAAAAGCCCACCAGTTCCTTGCTCTGCTGCGATATTAGGATCTACACCCAGAAGAGAATAGAGCCGATTAACCGCACTATTAGGAGCTTGCTGAAAAGTTCTGATCTTCCCCCTTAGTTCTGGGGCAACGTGAAGAAGATCCCAAACCTGTCTATTAAATGCTGTATCACCTATCACGTTAGGATCGGGACGGAACATCGGAGGAGGTTCAGGATGCTCAGGATTGATAGGAGTGGGAGGAGAAAGATAATCTCGTATCCTCTCCTCCTCTGGAGTTAGCTTCCCGTATAGCGAACCTAGACGCTGAGGCATCTCCCTACCAAGTAATCATCGAGGCCGCAAGAAAAGCTAATCCGGCTGCTACAAGACGGTTCCAGTTGGGAGGAGAAATACCCCAGGCTGCTAGGATGAAGCAGACTAGGGCAAAGACGAGAAGGATGAGATGGATTACAGGAGGCATTTCTTCCTACCCTTTCTCGACCTCACTCTTCGGGTCGTTGAATACGACCGACTTGATTGCCCACATTGCCGTTGTTTCATTGTTCGTGAGGGCGACGGAGAGCTGACGGGATTCGGGGCAAATCTCCCTCATCAGCCGTTCACCCTCTGAGAAGTGCGCGCGAAGCTTGTTGATCTTGTCGAGACCAACGGGAGAAGGCTTGTGGTAGGCGTAGGGCTTGTCGATCATGATTTCTCTCCTGTTGAAATTAGGGTTCCGAAGGTAGAGCGTCGATATTGGCACCGACCATTAATCCGTCGGTTGTAGGGACGTTGGAAACCGCTGAGCCTGGGAGGACTCGATAATCCTCGTCGAAGCTGATATCGAAATCCTCTTCCTCGATTACAAAATTTCCGGGAGGGAGCTTGACAGTTCGGTCAGGATGCCTCTTGATAGCGTTGGAGGTAAAATTGTATTCTTGCGGCCATCCGAGGTCGAGAGCAGGAGTTCCAGAAGCTGAGGAAGTTCTGACTCCGTATTCTCCGTGATGGACGACGTTGTTGGTGAATACGAAAGCCTTTCCTGTCTCATCGGGAGAATCCCACCACCAGTCGAATAGGGTGCCAGGATTGAAAACGGTATTGTGATTGAACTTCATCCCATAGGGAGGTCGCCCGTTAGCTAGGCACTTCCCATCGCCAGGATATGGAGAGCCAGGAACGTTGATGAGATAGGCGAGATTCCCTTCAATGACGAGACGCAGCATTACGTCAGAAGGTTCTCCGCCATCATGCTCCCCGACTACGGTAATGAAGGAGCCGACGTTTCTTATTACGTTGCGAATGAAGGTCGTATCTTCGTTCTTCGTGAACTGACTCCCATTAGGAGAAACCTTGAGCGCGGCTGCAACACCGGAACCCCACGATCCTCCAGGCTTCGAACTGCTCCAGCAGCCTTCAAAGATGTTCCCCTCGACCCAGCATCTCTGAACGTTCTTGAGTTCGAAGAGACATTTGATAGAGGGAAGATTCTCCAAGCTCTGCCATCTCTCTGGTTTCAGGAAGAAGTTACGAGTGATTCTCCAATCCTGAGGAATCATCTCCAAAGATAGCGCGGGCGATCCCCCGATAAGGACGTTCTCCGCTCCGGCTTCGAGATGATTGTTGTCGATGACGATATTCCGTCCCCCGTTCCACGCGGCGATACATTGAGAATCCCGACCGACCTCGTGGAAGTCCTGGAAGTAGCAACCGTTGACGACCAGACCGTTGCAGTGCGCCATGATTCCACGGTGCTGTCCATTCTCGGGATCACCGTAGAAGTAGCATCGGTCGAAGATGAAATTGGTCGGGAGGTCAGATGCTAGGGTCGCTGTATCGTCGCCGAGGGAGATTACGGTTCGGTCGAATTGCTGAGGACCAAACGCGACGCCGAGAAAGGTTAAACCGGAAGATCGTCGGTTTGCTGTAATGACGGAATCCAGACCGTTATCGGAACGTAAGATAGCTAGGTCAGGAAGGTATTCGGGAGTAATTCGAGAATCCGGCTCGGGAAGGTTCTGAGTGTCTGTAGTGATGACGATACCGGCATTCCCAGCTCTTTCCTTGTGCCAGAACTGGAAAGGGTAATCTCCTGGAGCACAGGCTATGATTCCGCCCGTCTCGTAAAGGGATTCGATGGCGGAGGGAAGATCATCGCCCGGCTCGACATGGATAACATTGGTCGGAGGAGGCTCGGGAGAGGGAGGAGGAAGTTCGTTCTCGATGCCATCCAAAGCTTCTCTAGCGGTAGCAAGATATTCGCGGATTTTATTGCTATCTACGGAATCCATAATGAAACCCTCTAAGCCCGAGAAGGAGGAGGAAGAGAAGGATCAAAGGAGGGATGAGAAGGAGGTCTATCATCAATAACACGAATCTCGATCAAGCGCGGCCCCCGATGCTCTGAGGATTCGATTATAGAACCTTCGACTCGATCGAGAATCTGTAAGTCGGTAAAGCTCTTCGTCGTTCTTTGTAAGGCCGTCCAATGAAAGAAGTAATCGCGTCCGTCGTCTCCAGATATGAAGCCGAATCCTTCTTTAAGCTTACGAACTTTGCCCCTCATGAGCGGTAGATTTTCAGGATACATTACTCTTCAATCTCGCTTTCGGTTTTAATGAGGATGTTTTCTAGCGCGCGCTCCGAAATAGAGCCTTTTTCAATCTTAGGAAGTTTCAGGAGGTCCAGCACTATCATCTTTATAGTCAGGAGAATTCTGGGGAGAGATGTTGATAGTTGGGTAATCCGCATCTGAACCCTGCTCCGGTCGCATGATATGGAAGTGCACAGATTTTTCAGAAGCGTCAACAACTTTATCCTGAGTAACAGAAGCAGCGTGCCCGACGATGGAGGAGAGATTCTTGGCGATTATAGACAGGTCGGTAGCTTTCTGAACTTTCTCAAGCTTACCATCGTCGAGGAGGTCGAGAGTTTTGAGGAGCCGATTGAAGCATTTGGAGACGACAATGCCGTGCCCCTCGATGATTCTATTCTGTAGGTCTGCTTTGGGAGTCTTGGTGGGATCTGCTAAATCTGCTGGTCCGGTAAAGCCTCTCTCGTAGGAGTGCGCTTGAGTGATTGCAACGTCTCCTAACCGGGAAGCTTTGGTCGTGCCAAGGAGAGAAGCCGTGACCCCAATAGCCGCTTGCGTATCCCGGTGGAGAGCTTTCGTTCCAGATCCTGCGTAGGAGAAAGCTTTATCAGAGAGGAGTCGAGCAAGGGCGTTTTCAGCCTTTATAGGATCATCCGAGAGAAGTTGATCTATCGTTTTCTCCTGGTAGGTTTTCTTCTCTTCTTCTTTTATGGGACCCTTTTCCTCAGAAGAAGGAGATATGGGACCCTTTTCTGGATTTTCAACAGGAGAAATTTTGGGAGGAAGAGGAAAGGAATCAGGAAAGACAGAAGGGTTCCCGATCTCTAATCTAAAGGTCGATAGACGACGATCAGACTCCTCTTTGGAGATAAGCATTTGATAGAGATGTCTGGTAGGGGTAGATCCTACCATCGAACAATTACGGTGTCAAGCCCCTGTAAATCCCAGGAAAAAAGAGTTTGCCCGGCGAACACTTTTCAATCTGGGGAAGAACAATTAGACAGGAGTCCAAAATCCTAGTCGAAGAAGAAATCCGAATCGGAAAAATTTTACAGATTAGAAAAGATTTCCAGATATGAGTTGGCTACCACCCCCGGGTCCGGGTATATGGGACCCAAACTACCCTGGACTGGGCGCGCTAAAGGACTAGGGGGAAGCAAGGACTCTGTGATGCAAAGTCCTTGGTAATAAAAATTAGGTGGGCTTATAAATTACTTGGTAGGTCAAAGCTCTTGGACAAGAAAAGGACCGTGACCCCTTCGAGCCACGGTCCCCTTGCTATCGCTTGCGGTGTATCCAGTAGTCCAGCATTGCCACCGCGAAGAACACGGCCAATGTGACCGCCGACATTAGACCGGAAGTCCTTTCTTCGCGCGCGATGCCTTCACCATTGCAACCGCCTCATCCAGCGTATCGGCCATCCCGTTGTCGAGCATGACCTGAGCAGCCTTCGCGATCGCCTTCGCCGGACCTTCGATCATCTCCGCCAGCTTGCCGCGAAGATCGCGCTTGACCTCAAGATCGAATCCGTAATTGAAATGATCGCAGGCGCCTTTCGCCTTTTGCTCCGCTGTCCGTTCATCCTTACCGGATTCCGGCGCATCGGTAGCGGGTTCCATCTTGCCACCCGCGAGAAGCTTCTGACCTTCCGCCGTAAGCGCGATCAGCTTCTCGTAATTCACGAACTGATCGATCTTCGTTCCGGCGATCTTCGCGCTGATCGTTACCGCCGTGGTCCCCACGTTCGCGATCAGCTTCTCCGCGATTGCCGCTGCGATTGCATCTGCGCTCAGGTTGTATACCGCCGTTGCCGCATACGTTCCGCGCAATTCGCCTTTCGTTTCCGCCTTCGGTTCTGCCACTACTTCTGTAGTCATTTTCACTGCTCCGTTAGATACGAGGTTAACTTTCCCGCCGCCGTTCTTTTTTGCCATCGTTCTCATCTCCGAACCTCGGTCACCCGCTCGCCGTTTTTGGCTTGCCGCCAGCGCCGAACCGAACTACAGAATACCATAGGATCAAGGTTTTGCAGCAATTATTTTCAATTATTTTTTCGCCCGTAAATGCTTGAATTGCAATGCTTTACAGCTTCCCAATTTTCGGGCCTGAGACCCCCCGTTTTTGACCATAGTCAAGGATTCATTCTAGACCTCACCCTCCCCAGATACCGCAGGCTCGAAGACCTCGCCGAGCGCCGAGACCCAGGACCATAAACCGGAGGCGGATTCTAGACCGGAGGCGAACTAGACAAATCGAAAGTGTTCGCCTCCCGAAAATTATTGATCTAACGCGCGCATTTTCGAGGAGACCAAGGGTAGCCGAAGCAGATCCCAAAACGCTTAGATCAATTTCTAGGGGCCACGAACGATTTTCTGGGATCACCCTAGCGAGCAGACCTCCCCTAGCTGAGCCGTATCTCACCTGGTTAAATCTTGGTTAATTCTTAGTCGATTCTTAGTTAAATCATAGTCGATTCTGGGTCGAGGGTTTAATTGATCGCCCCTGTAAATACGGCGCGGAAAATTGATCTAAGCGCGCACCCTGTCTCTCTCCGTGGCAGGCCATTGGATAATTGTATGCCGGGCGAACACTTATTGCGGTATCTGGTTTTGGTTCTTGTCTTATCTAATTTTATATATATTATTATAGACAAGAGAGAAAAGACCCCCGTTCAAAACCCCGATCCAAAATCCCGGATCATGCCCCTAGACAGAGAGAGAGAGAGATGATCGAAGGGTAAAATGCGCTAAGCCCTTTTGGATCAAGGCTTTACCGAGATCTCGAATACCCTAGGGCGACCAAGAATTAACTATGATTTAACTATGATTTAACTAAGAATTGACTAAGATTTAAGGTAGGCGAAAGTAGGCGAAAGTCGCCATTATTCAAATTTTTGGATGGAAATTTGGCACGATTTCTCATTTCAAGGCTTCCCGGCTTCCGACCTCGTATCTACCTTCCTATTATTAGGCTCTATTTCTCATCTATTTCTTCCTGGTCTATATAGATTCTAGACTGTATTCTGAAAGGGGGTCTGATGCCCTAAAAGCCGTAACCCCTTTGTTTGCAGCATTTAAGCCCCTATTGCTTTACCTGCCGGGGTATGCTACAATGCCTAGGTGGACCAACCCTCGCCAGTCCTTTGTCACCAATTCCGGTCTAGGCTCTGGCTCTGGTCACAGGAGTAAATATGGCTCAAAGGCATTTTCAGTTAATAATTCGTGGTCCGTGGCTCGATGTTTGTTGGAAGAATATTACTCTCAGTTACAATGTAGAAATATGTCCTCCAGACCTAATTGCCAGCGTTTACCAAGCTATATGGGATCGTGATGTTGATGCTCTCTGCGAGCTGTGGGACGACGCGAGCTGGTTATATGCGCAGTATGAACGTTCCTTGAATGAACTCAGATAAAGACTAGACCATGCGGTGGGGGTTTTCGAACCTCCTCCAGATGGCCTAATTCTTGGCGATCAGAAAGGAAAAATGGACCAAATGAGCTTCGGAGACTATTATCGCAACGAGAAGCTTCGAGCTTTATCTCTCCCAACGGAGAGGTTGAGCATCGAAATCATCAAGAGAAGGAAGAGGATCGCGGCATTCAAAAACGATCCCAATTTCTTCGAGCTAACGAAATTCGAGCGCGCCTCGATCATCGCCCTAGCTGAAATCTGGAATCTCAGAATCAACGGCTCAGGGAACGGAAACCACGCAACAATTAGGAAAGCGTAGAACAATGGAACAGAAAGACAGATTGGAAGAACTCGTAAATGAGGTAGATCGCGAGGCCCAGCAATTTGGCAGCTTCGACGACTTCCTCGCAACCAAATCGAAAGATGGAGATGGAGACGAATGGAAAAGATTTGCCGGAGATGCGGAGGTCAGCTCGTCCGAAAAGTCATCCGAAAAGGTGGCCGAAACGGACGAATCACCGAAAACCTCAAGTGTCGAACCTGCTTCTCAACCCGCAAAGCCAAAAGAGGAGACTTGGTGGAAAGAGGCTCCATACACGAATCTCCCAGCTCCTCCAAGTGACCCTGCGGCTCATCCTGTAGCTCCGAATGTCACGGCTGAAGCTCCACCATATCAGCCGCCTGATTCGATTCCGGACTACAAGACACTGCTCAGCGTGGAAACCGTCGTATGGCCCGGTGGAGCGGAAACGAAGCACCTGAGCGAGACTCAAGAGGTGCGCGCCCCTGAATCGCTCAACAACGTTTACATCAACGGGCGCAATTTCGCAGTGACCGCGGCAACCATCGACGAGGTCATCAAGAAGTTTCACGACATCGACGAAGCGATTTCGAAGCTCAGGAATCATCAACAGGGGATCAAGGCTGGTCTGGTCGAGAAGCTCTATTCCACTAAGGACCGTGCGCGCATCAAGGAACTAGACAAGGATTGGACAGTTGCCCAGAACCAGAAGGTCGCCGAAAGAATCAAATCCGAGCGGGGCTTGGAAACGGCGACTGCGAAGATTCAGAACGACATTAAGAAAAGCGCGCAGGCTCTTCTGGACAACGGGATGTTCGAAACGCTCGATGACGCAATCGCTGGTGTGAGAGCACAGCGGGTCAAGAAAGGCTTGCCGGTATGAGCAAGCCAATCGCAACACTCAGACAGAACTGCAATTTCTGCGGCAAGGTCGCGGTCGAGAAGTATCGAAAGGAGCTTGGCAAGCAGATTTTCGTGATGCTTGAGTGCGGCCATTCTCTGGTTCAGGACAAGATCGAAACGCCGCTTGAAGACATCATCGTTTCAAAGGATGGACGAACACCGTATCACTATCAGCTAGAGAGCGCGAAGTTCTTCGAGGAAGCCGGACTGAACGGCATCATGGCTCATGAGATGGGCGTCGGGAAGATGGTCATCTCAGCCATCCTGACGAAGCGGAACGAAGAGGAAATGACTCCGATGCTCTTCGTTTGCAAATCGGGGCTTCGTTATCAGACATGGCTCGAATTCGTTCGATGGACTGGGTTGATTCCTCAGATCATCGAGAACGGAAACCAGCTTCCCTATCTCGACTACTTCCCAATCGTGATCATTTCCTACGATACTCTTCGTCTGGTTCGTCCAGACATTGACCTTGAGTGGGAAAAGATGAACGAAGCCGGTTTGGTCGGTGAGGAGTTCGCACGCAACGGTCGGAAGTTCAAGGCGAAGTCAATCAAATGGACTGACGAAATCTGTTCTCAGTTCAAAATGATTATCATGGACGAATGCCAGCTAATCAAGAATCCTGATGCCTCGCGAACAAGGGCCATCAAGAAGATTGCATCGGCTTGGCAGAGAACACAGACCGAGCGACCGAAGATTATGGGTCTTTCTGGAACGCCAATCAAGAACGACGCTTCAGAATACGCTCCCATTCTCCACATGGTCAATCCGACAATGTTCCCTTCCGAAACCGGCTTTATCGCTCGGGACTGTATTGCGATTGGAAGTGGGAACCGATACAGACTTCGGAATCCCAACGCCTTTCACGAGAAAACAAAGGGTTTCATCCAACGCTTCACAAGAGCCGAGGTGCTTCCTGAACTCCCTGCAATATCTCGGATGTTTCGACATGCTGAGATTGGTGGCGACCTGCTAGAGAAATACAAAGCGGTCGTCAAAGAGTTTCAGGAGTTCATGGACAAAGTCGACGAAGTGTCCATGAAAGACATAACGAACATCCTTGGGTATTTCTCGAGGATGCGTCGTATTACTGGTGCGGCTAAGGTCGAATCGGCACAGGAATTTGCTGAGGAGTTTCTTCTCTCTACCGACCGAAAGCTGGTGATATTCGTTCACCACAAAGACACCGGGAACATGCTCTACAATGCGCTTCTCAAGACTTGTGAAGATGGCGCGTTCGATGAGCCTCTCTTGTATGTCTCTTCGCTCTCAATGCAGCAGAGGCAAGAGGTCATCAACCAGTTCAAAGGAGTTACGCAAGAGCGAACCTACGATGAGGATGGCAAGCCGGTAATTACAGAAAGGCCGACTGGCAGGAATCATCGAATCCTAATCGCAAGCACGTTGGCAGCAGGCGAGGGTCTCAACCTTCAGTTCTGTGCTGACTGCATGATCATGGAACGGCAATGGAATCCTGCTAATGAAGAGCAAGCCGAAGCGAGATTCCCAAGGCCCGGTCAGCTTGCAGATAAGATCAATGCTACCTACCTGATCGCAGCGGGGACCATTGATGACTTCCTGACAGAGCTGGTTGAGATCAAGAGAAGCATCACACATTCCACGATGGACAATATTCAAACCAAGTGGGATGAATCGATGCTGATCAAGGAACTCGCGATGACCCTGCACGTCAAGGGTCTGAAGAAGTGGGCTGCATAACCCTGCGAAAGTAAAAGGAGTATCAGTATGCCATCGACACCATCCGAGAGTGAGACCCGTCGCGATTGGGAAGTCATTCAGGAGAACTCAACCGACAAGACCGAGAGACTGAAGATCATCGGCGGCTGGCTGTATCGCACCATCGTTAGAGGTGGGCAGGCCACGATGGTCTTTGTTCCCTCAAACGAGTAAGCGTTCGTAGCGCAAACACTTCTGGGCTGGTCATGGCACCCGGTAACGACTCTACATCTCGCATGGGTAGCTGATAAGTAGAGAGACCAGCGTTTTTGAGAGAAAGAAATGAACGAGCAAAGATTCGGATTCGCGCGCAAGACCATGCCATCGAAGTGTCCTGACTGTGGACTCAAGATGAGCGAGGTCAAATACGACAACAAACACTGGAGGCATCTTTGGGGTTCCGCCTCTGCCCCCCGGCATTACAGAGAGTGCGCGTGTGGGTGCCTGGTAGTCTGGGCATATCCCGCTGTGTTTCAGCGTCGTCATATTTTGCCGCTGTTCGATGACAAGCAGATTCTGATGGTGGTGGACAAGTAGAGAGAGGAGCAATCAATCATGAACGAAAGGCATCGTCAAGTTCAGTTTCCAGATCCGTTCGAGTTCGAGATTGACCCGGAGCGCGCGCTTTGGGTTCCTGGACGGAAGAAGATTTTCGTCCCTGCTCCCAAAAAGATCGAATCTCTCTGGGACACCATGAGAATCGATTGGGGTCCGTTTTTCTCCGACAGACAGAGAGATTTCTACGAGCGACTCTGCATCTGCGTTCCGGGTCGTTCGGAATCCATCTCCGGGAGGGATTTCAGAGTTCCCATGACCTACAACGACATCCAAAGGAGTCAGGTTCCAGCATTCAGGAGCAGAAGGTGGTAGAAGTGAGTCACAAAGTAATTCAGCGCGCGCTTGAGGACTGCGAGACCTTAAATACCCTCAGTCAGTGGGCAGTCATGAAGGTCACCAACTGGGCGGTCACGATGGAATACGGAGCCATCTGGCCTAACGGAGAAAGGGAGACCGCAATCGCTACTCGGATCTACTTCTTCGACGGCAACGGCGTCGTCTTTATCACTCGTGTTCGAGGCTGAGATGTGCGAGATAAATCCAAAGCGTAAGAAGTTCTTCCGTCTTGAGTTCTTCACTGCTCACGACATGATGGAAGAGAGATGGGTAGAGTTGATCCACGGATTCCTCTATCGTCTCGAAGGATTCTACAACGAGAGTGGTGAGATAAGGGTGCATATTCATGAGGAAGAAGGATTAGGAGATGAAGGACGCAACGACCGGATGGACCGAAGCTGACATAGTTATCAACGGGCACAAGCTTACCTTTGCCGAGTCGATGACACTTCGAGTCGCAATCGGCTCCTTCCGCATCGGGCTGTCAGACAAGCATATGCGGGAGGGAATCGGAGAAATGCTCGCACACAATTACGATAAGCTTGCAGCGACAATCGAGAAGATGTTGCTGGACAAGGAGTAAGTTTGATGGACATGAAGGAGCGCGTGGAGGAGATTATGACGATTGAGGATGTTATCGCGAGAAAGCTGGAGACAATTCGTGTCGAATACGAGGCCATCCTCACCGTCCTGATAGCTCGGCAAAGCTCCGCGAAGGACTACGAGGATTGGAAGCTAATCAGGGAACAGACGAGAGACCTCCTGAGAGTTGCCACGCGCGCGTGTAATCTTGCAGGGATATAGAATGGTGAACAGCAAACGACTCGACTACCAATGGAGCCTGATCTACGTCGGGAAGCTCAAGGTGTATCAACTCACAGAATCGAAGCTGATTGATGGAGAATGGATTCAGGTCGCCTCGTCAGCTTGGGAAACGCTTTCATCTGCACTGGACCACATCGAACTGGCGAATGAGAGACGATTGAGAGAGGGCTAGAGATGGGATACGCATTTGTAGTTGGTTGCTGTGTTGCGTGTCATAAGACGTTTTCTTTCAATCCGCGTCGGGTGCCTTCTCTAATCTACAAAGGAAGGAGGGAGCCTCTCTGCCGTGAATGTGCAGAAAGGTGGAACGAGATTCATCAGGATAGCCGCAGAGAAATTTTGGAGGGAGCTTACGACCCGTTTCCAGAGGAGGAGCTATGATTAAGATTCGCAAAAGCTCAACAGCAGACACAAGGACGTGTGACTTCACAAAAGTCTCAAGAGAGCAGTTGCTAGAAAGCTCCAAACAGCACATTGAAGACGTGAGAGAGGCTCATCGGTTTTTCATCGACCTGATTAAAATCGCGATGAATGACCACGACTACGACAAGATAACAGACATCGACGGATTCCATGCCGATTTCCTGACCGGGTTCAAGCAGACGACATGGTGGGACCGTCATCGGCAGCTCAATCGTCATCATCTTACACAGGAGGATGGTATTCCTGCCAACCTGAATCTGATCGATGTGCTTGATTACATCGTAGATTGCGTAATGTCAGGAATGGGACGCAGCGGCAGCGTTTATCCTCTAAAGCTTCCGCCAGAGCTTTTGGAGCGCGCGTTTCAGGGCACCATCGAACTACTCAAGTCTCAGGTTGTTGTCGAAGAGGAGGAGCTATGAACGAGAGGGCTTACACAATCGGGAATCTCCTGGACGATTTGAAAGGATTCGACCGGGAAGATCCAATCACTGTCATCATCGACGATGGGGCCGAGCATCTCGATGAACTCGAAGAAGGCTCGGTCCTCACCATCACGGAGGCGGGTGGTTGGTCTCATGGTCTGGGCAGGACCATTCGGGTGAAGCCGCGATGACGGATGTATACTTCATTCCGAAGTATCTCCGCTGTCCTCAGTGCAATAATAAGATCGGCTCGCCATTTGAGCTAGTTCGTGGATTCGTGCGTTGTGACAACTGCAATGTATCGTGGTTGCCCAACGCATTTGTGAAGCAGATGGGCGTAATCGTCAACGTGGAGTTTCCAAAAGATGCCGGACTACGGACAGATTCGGGAAAGAATCACTAAGATTCAGGATCAGGGGCTTGGACTGACTGTTTGGGAACAGAACTTCATTAAGTCCATCATCGGTCAGTTCAAGGTGCGCGGGTGGATTTCGAAAGACCAAATCGACTCGCTCAACAAGATTTACGAAACTCGGTGCCCAAAAGACTAGGATGTTCTTCAAACACCACTGCATGGTCTGTAAAAGGGACTTCAACACTGAGTTCCCATATACGGAGCAGCAGTTCTCAATTCGTTGGGACAAGTGGCTCCGGGGTGCCTTAGTTCAAGAGGCATTCCCGGAGCTTACTCGCACCCAAAGGGAGGCAATGGTAACTGGAATCTGTGACCCATGTTGGAAGAAAGTATTTCCTGAGGAGACAAAATGAATAGAGCAGACCTGCACGATCAAGTCGACACGCACATCGGTAACTTCGATCGAGGGATACTCGGCCTCGACGAGATGCAGATTCGTATCACCCAGAGCATCAACGCATTCGTCGATGAGCTGAAGGCTGACCTGGACGACATGGCAGAAATGCTGGAGAAATATCAGAATGGAACCTCTACCAAAGGTGAAACAGATACCCACAGAGACGATAGTAAAGGATCTGTGTGAGCTGATTCGTCAGCTTCCTTTATCGGAGGCACAGGTTCAAGCTCTCTACGATGCTATCATCTTTAGAAAAGAGCAAAATGCAGCCAATCGAGGTTAGAGCAGGATCATCGGTAGGCTTTAAGTCTGAGGAAGGACCGTGGGTGTTCTTTTGTTCAGACTTTCCCGGTTCATGTTGCCAAGAGTGTCACGACAAGAACTACCTGATCGTGCTGTATCCTTGGTCGATTTATTCGGTCGGCAAACGAGACAGAATGCCCGACCTATCTCTAGGTTTGCGAGCTGAGGTTTGCTGTGCGCGTTTCCATTTCGTGAGAGACCTTCCGAGAGAATGGTGGATTAAGCTCTATGCCAAAAAGCACAACTGGTCGGAGGCCGAAGCTGAGAGACTCGCACAAAGCACACCGGAAAACTACTTCAGAATCTGGGGAGACATCTCGAACAAAAGAGATGGAGCTACTGTTCACAGAAGCACCGGGACAAAGCGAGTCACAACTGCCAAAAACTGTCCGAGCTGTGGAGACAAGTGGGATGGATTCACTTGCAACAACTGTGGACATTCCGGGTAGCTACTCCATAAGTGTTCGCCAAGCAAACGCTTTGATTGCTGAGCTAGAGCACTGTTGGATCACCGACCAAATCGTGACCAACCTTGTAATGGATCTCGTGAGGTGGCTTAATGCGGTGCGCTGAGTGCGGATGGAAGTATCCTGAAAGCTTTCTACATCAACTATTCATTAGTGGGAATTATACAGAACCTGTCTGTGGAATCTGTGCCTTGGAGATGTCAAACAAAATGACAGGTATCAATCGAATCATGTTTAAGGGAGAGATGGCAGAATCAATAAGACAGGCAGCTATCCGGTGGCGTCGAAATCATCCGGCTGACAAACCAACAACAAACTAAGGACAATCATGAAGAAGATCCGTCGGCAACCGGCAATCAAAGGTGGTCGTGCTCACCTGACTCCATCCGTCCTGTATTCGATCGAGGAGAAGGTAGAGGCATTGGCAAGGACTCATGGGGTTTCCAAGTCATGGGTTGTTGCGACCATTTTAGCTGATGCTTTTCACATCAAGGAGCAACCGACCTTCTACGATTACAAGCCGAGAAGAAAGGCATCATAATGGACTTCGAGCTGATGGAGGACAGAATTGGTCAGCTCTGCTGGAAGACGAAAGAGGGAGAGCTTATCCCAATTCAGCATCTCGATAACAACCATCTGAGGAACATTTCTTTGTTTCTGATAGGGATGGGTTATCAGGAGTGTGTTGCAGATAACAAGACACGAGTAGCTTGGCTCACGCTTCTCAGAATGGAATGGGAGCGTCGAGTTAGGGATGGTAGAGTAACGCGAGAGAGAGGATTATCAAAATGGCGAATGTAGGATTCAAGTATAAGCCAGGAACACACTGGACACAGAGACCGGAAAACAAGGCGAAGCTCTCTGCGATGGTCACCAAGATCATCAAGAGAGGAAGAAAGCGTGGTCACCCCAAAAAGACCAAAGCTGAGAAGATCGTTGCGCGCGCCTTGAAGACAAAGCCTGAGAAGGTTGTTCTCGGTGCTACGACGATCGAGCTGAATGGTTGGCTCCTGACCCTGGCTCACGGTTCCATCAAGATCGAAGAACGAAAATGAGCAACTGCCCCTATTGTCAGAAGGTGCTGGATGCATTTCTACCAGGAGATAACCTTCTCATCGAGCCGAGACCTGGGGACTACACCATCTGTGGTTATTGCTTTGGAGTCCTTACGTTTGACAAGGACTTGAAGCTTCATCCGGCTGAGCAGATTCCTCCTGACGTAGCACAGGCTCGCATGGCTCTCATTCGTTTCAAGACGAGTCATTTGAATTAAGGGTATTATGAAAGTCATAGCCGTCGACTCCCAGATTTTCAATACTCTGCAATCGTGTGGGCGCAAAACGAAGTTCATGTTCGTTGACAATTGGCGTCCTACCGAGAAAGCAGAGGCTCTCGAAAAGGGAGATTTGATGCACAAGATGTTGGCTCACTATTACAGGGGTAAAAAGGAGGGGCTGACCAAAGCAGACAAGAGCCACGCTATTCTCATCGCACAGGCAATTGCAGAGGGAAGGAAAGAGGCACTCCCGATGCAATTGTCAATCATGACAGCAGAGGAAGATATTAGGCAATTCAAGGAAAACATCCTCTACTGGCAACGAGATGGCTGGCGTATCCTGGACGTCGAGAGGAGCTTCTCCAAAGTTCTTTACGAGCGACCAGATACGCCAGAGAGGGAGGGCTTGAGGATTCTCTACGAGGGTATCATTGACCTAGTTGTAGAGCATCCTTCGCCTCATGGAATCTATGTTGTTGACCACAAGACATCATCCCGAAGGGCAGAAGCTCGCAAGCTAAGTAATCAGTTTATGGGCTATTGCTGGGCGCTTGGGATGAATCAGGTGATAGTCAACAAAATTGGATTCCAAAAGACCCTCTCAGCAAGCGAAAGATTCCAGAGACAATTCCTCAGCTTCGAAAGAGAACTCATAAAGGAATGGGTCCAACAAGCAGTCTATTGGGTCCATGTCCTCGTGGGTTACATAGAGCAGGATTACTTCCCTCCTAACTTCACGTCCTGTGATAAGTATTCAGGTTGCATATACGAGCAGGTCTGTTCCTCAATACCTCAGGTGAGAGATTTCAAACTTCAAAGTCACTATTATCAGGGAGACCCTTGGAGTCCGCACACAAGGGATAACAAAGATGAGACCAAAACCGAGCAGCCAAATGAGTAAGTGGGGTCACGATATTCATAGATACCAGAGGGTAGATCCGAGGAAGCCAACTGGACGTATTCTCTGGAGATGTGTGCTACCAAATTGTCGGCACTACCTCATCGATCGCATGGTCGTTGGACAGTTCTGTGTCTGCAACAGATGTGGAGTTTTGTTTGAGATGAAAGTTTCTCATCTCGATCAGAAGAAACCACATTGTATTGCGTGCACACGCTCGAAGAAGGACAAGGTAGGCGTCGAAGAGGTAGATGCGATCCTCAAGAACTTGAATGCTCTCCTAGGAGAAAAGTAAATGCCTAGCACCTACGATATAGTTCTCGGCGGTCGGATAATGGCTCTGTTCATTTCTGACAATGGGAATGGAAAGACAGTTGCAGCTGGTTCCTTTCCCGGACCTATCAAGTTCTACGATTTTGACGGGAGGATGCAGCCAATAAAGCTGTTCTATCCAACCAGAAAGGATATCAGCTACGACATCGTAGGTATTGAATCACAAAGGCCAACTGGAAATTTCCCCGGTTGCATCGGATTCATGGAATTTGCACGCGAGTATGAGGATCTTCAAGACAGATGTCCGTGGGCAACGGTGGTCATCGACTCATTCACTGCCCTAACTGCGACTGCCGTTGGTTTTCAGCTTGGAATCAAGAGCAAAGAGGGGAAAGGTAAGAAGCTCTCCTCTGGAATCCAGGTTCCTAGTTGGGATGAATTCAACGGAGAGACTTCGGTCGTCCAACAGATTCTCGATGTCTCCAAGATTCTCCCCTGCAATGTAGTCTGCACCGCTCACCCAGTCGATAAGAGCGTAGATGCAGGGGGAGGAACTTTGAAGAAGGCTAGATCACTGGCAGCCTACGGGACCAAGACTCCTTCTCTCATACCAATCTACTTCAACGAGATATATCAGTTTGGAGTGGAACCTCCTACCGCTCCAGACCAGCCAGCCCAGAGATTCATCCTCACGCAACCCACCGGGAGAGACATGGCAAAGACCGCTCTCCCATTACCGCCTCGAATTGACATTACGAACAAGCCACTGTATCCGATTCTTCAGAAATACTGTGCGACCCATAATGTCAAGCTTGGGGAGAAAGAAGAAGCCGTAACGGAACAAAAGTAAACAAACAACAAGTAACAACACCAAAGGACAAACAAATGCCAATCAGAATGAACATCACGCCCCGAGACGTCAAGGCACAGAAGATCGTGCGGCCCGGTTGGTATCCCGTCGAGATCAAGGAGGTCAAGCAGGAAGTCGCCTCCGACAAGGAGAGCATGAATACCAGGGTCGACGTCGAGGGTCTCGAAGGCGATGCAATGGGAGTTCCGGTCCCGACGTGGTTCTCCGAGAAGTTCACTCAGGGAGCCATTCCGTTTGTGAAGGCGACGGGAGGAAGAGTGACGGAGGAGGAAGGCATCGACCCCGACTACGACTTCGAAGTCCAGGTCGGGAAGAAGGTCATGGCTCACATCGTTACGAGCCGTGGGAAGTCGGGCACGGACAAACCGCGGAACCAGATTGACGACTGGGCACCGCTTTCGGCTGTCACCAGCTCCGAGCCTGTTACCGGGTTCGGTGGAGAGTTCGAGAAGATTTGACGGTCCCTCTCCGGGTAGGAGCGCCAGCGGCTGCTATGGCGATAGGGAGGAGAGACTTCCCGAAGTGGCCACAATTCTCATCATCATCAGGAGAAGTCAATGACCAAGAACGAGACAGAAGCGGACAAGATCAAGCAGATGCAGCTCGAAAAGGAGGCTGCAATCGAGCGTGGTGAGGACACCGAGGATCTCACTGAGAAGGTCGAGGAAGAATGCGTCAAGGATCGGTCGGCGGCATCGATGGAGTTGGCCGAGTCGACCGATCGAAATGCGGTGTCAGAACTTCACCCAGGGTCTGACAGCGCAGATCGACATTGCGTACTTCGATGCTGGATGCCCGGAGGACACCCTACGATGCGCAAGGCGCTATGCGACGAACTGGCGTGTGCTCAGGGCATGTCGGCGTAGCGGCGTGCGTCAGTCGTCAGGTGGTTCCGGCGGCGCAATGCCACTTCGCTACCGGGCCGCAGCGAGTACGCCGAACTTCCCCGGCGCGACCGAGCGGCCGCTCAGGGAGGCGCGTCCTGCCGGTGCGTGTGAGTAGCCGCCTGATTCGCCCCGGCACAGGCTGGCTCCAGGCCATAGGTACGGCGCGATGCTCTCGGCGAGGTCCACCGCTCGACGGCAGACGGATTGCGGCGCTGCGGTCAGGCGGTGCTCACGTCGGGAACGGACCGCAGGCACCGAGTGATTGGC